CGTCATGTTGGTGTCCCAAACGTTCACAATCGTTCCGTATAAATGTTCTGTTGTTGTGTATATTTCCGACAATCCGATGGATTGCGTGGCCTTTTTGATGAACGTTTCAATCGTTGTGAATCCCGTTCCGTTGTATTCTTCATTTGCTAAAAAACCGATTCCATCCGTCGCCGTGATTTCCACGATGCGCGGTTTGGAAACGTCGTTGTCGGTCATCAAATCTTGCATGATGATTCCCGACCAAAATGTGTCGTTGTAATCGACGCCATCGTGTAACAATATTTTCATGAAAAATTCGTCGTCTTGACGAACCAAAACTTTGTTCATGAACGTGTCGAACGCGCCGACATTATTGTAAGCACTAACGACACATTTCGACCCGATAATTGGCGAAACGATGTCGTCGGTTTCCCCAGAATATTCCAATTTGAAACCATCTTCCGCAACATTGAACGACGTGGTTGTTCCGCTGAATCCCGTTTGGTGAATTTCAATTTTGTATTGTTTGCCGTTGCTCGATTTGAATTCGGAAAAAAGACGTAATCCCATATTTAGAAACCTCTATATCTTGAACGTGTTCGTGTTGCTTTTTCTGTTGACAATAGAATGTCTTGACCGCTTAGTCGTCCGTAAACCTCAACCGCGCCGTTGCCACCGCCTTGCATCATGGTGTTTAATTTTGACAATGGGATGACCGCTTCGGATTCCCTACCTTCACCAATCAACGCCAATGTTGGTCCCGTTACGATTCCCCCTTCGGCCAATGCTGGGATTCCGCCTTCACCGCTTGCCGCTTTTGACATTGACGCTTTTATTGCACCCGCGGCGGCAATCATAGCCACACCCGCGGCCAATGCTAATCCCGCCCCGATGGGCGTTGGTCCCGCCAATAACGCTTTCACGAATCCAGAAACGGCGATTGAATATTGAATAAACATTTGTCCCAATTGCATCAAAAGGTCGGCAAAACTTCCAAGGATAAAACGCCCCATGTCCGCGAATGACGCTTCACCAACCATCATCGCCCCCGCGATTTCAGCCATTCCCGAAATCGTATTTCGTGCGAAATTCTCAATTGCCTTTGCGCCGTTTTCTGCCAATTCCAACTGCGCTAATTTTAACCTCACATAATTCTTGCGAAGATTTTCAAATTTCTCATTGGTTTTTTCTTCGTCAAATGGTAGCGGGTCGAAATCTTCCAATGCGCTTGGGTCAAGATTTACATTGAATGCGTCGCCATATCCATCCGAATCCGTCACGCCTTCGAGTGCTTCGCCATAATTATTAAGAATTTCGGTTCCTTTGTTTAGGTCTTCATTTAAATCTTCGACTTGCCCTTCTAATGTCCCCAAAGACCCCGTCGTTTCTTCGGTTTCCTCTTTGAATAATCCTAAATCTTTTTTGATTTCCGTGACAACTTCACCAATGGATTTGAACGCGGGAACCGCCGTTTTTTGCATTTTCTCGAACGGCGCAACCATGATTTTGTCGCGACCAAAAAATTCCGCCGCTTCGTTGAATGCGCTAATTAAGCCATTCACCTTTGGAATCACGGCGTTCACCATGCTCGCAATGGCGTTTCTTGCCGTTGCGCTGAACGCTTTAAAATTATAGGCAACATAAATCACACCCGCCGCCAATGCCGCAATCAATCCCACAATCAATGTGATTGGTGACAACAAAACATTGGTGGCAACTGACAACGCACCCGTTGCGATTGTCTGCAAAATCGTGGCGTTCCTTAATACAACCAAACTTCGTGCAAGGCCACCAAATAGGAATATTGCGGGACCAGCGACCGCCGCAATTCCCGCAATGACGGCAATCAATTTTTTCATTGCTGGGGACAATTCATTGATGAACGCCGCCAACGATGTCAATTTCTTAATCACGGGGACCAATGCAACGGCAATCAATGCGCCGAACTCAATCGCCACACCTTCAACCGCTGAACCCAACGCTTTGGTTGCACCTTCCGCCGTTAGGTTCATGACGTCCGCCATCGATTTGGCCGCGCCCGCGGATTCTTCAAATGATTTGGTCAATTGGTCAATCTGGTCAACACCTTCGGCCAAAATTGTCAATGCACCTTGTGCGGCCCTTCCGACCTCATCTTTTGCATCAACCAACGTCAAACCACTTGCCGCCAAATCGCGGATGGCTTCGGTTGTTGGTTTTCCCGTTGTGGCTAATTCCGAAATGATTCGACGCAATTGTGTTCCTGCCATTGAACCTTTAACACCCGCATTCGCCAACAACGACATCATGGCGGTTGTTTCTTCCAATGACATCCCCGCGTATTTCGCAATCGGTGCGACCATCTTCATCCCTTCGGCGAACGATTCCATGTCCATTGATGACGTGGAAAAAGATTTGGCCATCACATCCGTGACGCGTCCCGTTTCGCTAACATCAAAACCAAAACCGCGCAACGTTGCGCCCGCAACTTCCGCCGCCCGTGCCAAATCGCTTCCAGACGCTTGCGCCAAATTCAATGTGGCTTCCGTGACACCTTCAATTTGTTTCGCGGTGAAACCAAGTTTCGCAAATTCCGTTTGTAATCCCGCAACCTCACGCGCTGAAAAGATGGTCGAACGTCCCAATTCTTTGGCGTTGTCCGACAACATTTTGAATTCTTCAGCGGTCGCGCCCGATACGGCTTTGACCTTGGCCATTTCCGCTTCGAATCCCTTGAACACATTGAACGACATCGCCCCCAACGCCGTGATGGGCGCGGTCAACTTCATGGACAAATTCTTGCCCGTCTGTTGCATCTTGCGACCCATGCGGTCCATGGCGCGTTCGGCCTTGTTAAGGTTCGTGCGGAACGGCTTGATGTTCGCCGTTAATCTAAAATTTAAACTACTTATGCCCGCCATTTGCCTTCGCTCGTTCTTTTCGTTGGTTGATTGCCTCTAAAATTTCCCCACGCGTCCAAACCTTGCGGTCCTTCTTCGCTTCTTTTTCCCACGGAAACACAATCAAATCCCTTGCCTTGATTCTCTTTTTTGTGTGTGGGTTCAACAAAATCGTTGTCATCCAACGCGTGCGTTCCCATTCCGTTTGTTCTTTTCTGCTTTGACGTTCGTTCCAACCTTCGACCAGATTCGCCCACTCGCGTGGCAAAAGGTCATAAAATTGGGACGGCATCAAACCCACTTGACCGAACGCGAACGATTCCAATGTGTCCCATGTGGCAACGTCCGTTGATTGTTGTCCCGTTCGGTCAACTACTTTTTTTCCGTCTTGTTTGCGAATTGTTGTTCAAAAACGTCGAATGCTTTTTCAATCAACATTTCATCTTCATCAATCCAATCCGCAACGTCGGCGACATCATATCGGAACGGCGTTTTTTCTTTTCGCGCCCCGTCTTTAAATCCGCAAAACATCAACGTGATGGCTTGGTCTAACGTCATGTCGTCACCAAGGGATTCCAATTGCGCCAATGTTGTTCCCGTCATTCTTGAGAATTCACGCAACGCGTTGAATCCAAATCGAATCGGGTGTTTTCTTTCACCAATTTCAATGATGTGTGTCATGTTCTTTTTGTTTTGTTGTTGTTAAAAATGGGAACGCCCAATGGACGTTCCCTTTATTGTTATGCTACTGACGCTTGTGTCAATACGCCCGTTCCCGTGAACCCAAATGAATAGGTCACATTTTCTTCAACACCCGCTTCTTGTTCGTAGCTGACCAAGTACGCGTCGCCCGTGTAATCAATTTCACCGCTTGTTGCTGAACCGAATTTCACTTTCACCAATGTGCGGTTTGATAATAGGGTGAACAAATCGTCTGGTGTGTCGTATTCACCAGAAATTGAATAGGTGACTAATCCGTCGCCACTCAATGACCAATTTTTCAAACCTTCTAAATTTTCTTGCCACCCCGCTGAATCTTTGGTGGTGGTGTCGCGTGTTTCCATTGAAACAGAAAGTGACGCACTTGTTGCACGTCCTACGATGTCATAGGTTGACCCGTCATCTTCGCTAATTTGAATCACAACGTCCGTTGAATTCATGATTGATGTTGC